TTTTTCCTTTAATCTGCCGTATCGTTTAATCTTGGTTTTCCGTCCCACAAAATAGCTGTGGAATGCTCGGTCTTGACATATGCAACGCCCTTCGCGTCGTGGCGTAGGATCTTTTGCATTGCCTTCGCAGGCTCGCCGTTATAAAACATCGGCGTTTCGGTAGGAGTACACCAGCAGCGCATATAAGTATCGCTACCCGTTTCCACGCTTGTAAGTTCTTGTAACCAAACGCTTTTGTCTGTAACCTTCAGAACTTTATAAAAAGTATAAAGAATCATCGAGTAGCCCCAGCATTCTACTAAAATGTCGCCAGGTTTTAATTGTTGTTTCATTTGGATCATAAAATCTCCTTTAGTTTGAATCTTCGCAAAGAGCTTCAAATTGCTCTTCGATTTCATCTTCGGTCGGCTCGCGACCCAGCTCTTCGGAACACATTTCCTTAGCTAGTTGGTAGCCTTCAGCGCGGGCTTCCTCGTAAGACGGGCTGTTATCATCCATCTCGTTGGTGTCTACTTCTTCATCACCAGAGTACATAATCATCGTTGACACTCCCTTTCGTTGTCATTATGGTACCATTATGACACAAGTATCGAATTAACACAAGTGGTATTGATTATTTGAGCCAAAGCTGCTATGACGCAGTCATATGCACAAGAAGTATGTGAAGAGACGTAAAGAGGATGGACGGCCACTCATTCCAATCGACTGGCCTATGGTCGACGAAATGCTACGCCACCAATGCACTGGTGTTGAGGTCGCGGCTCGCTTAGGTATGCACCCGGAAACCTTCTACAATCGTATTGAAAAAGAGCGGGGAATTGGCTTTACCGAGTACGCTCAGGAAAAGCGCTCTCAAGGTGTCACTCTTCTCAGGGAAAAACAGCTCGAAGTGGCTATGTCTGGCGACAAGACAATGCTCATATGGCTAGGCAAGCAATACGTGAATCAGCGCGAGCCAACAGAGAAGCAACAAGCCGAGTTCACAACCGAGCAGGTGGCTCTTATCAAGAGCATATTCGCCCAGATCGCTCAGCTCCAACATGCCAACGCATTGATCACTAAAGCGCAGATGGGTTCGGCGGGCGATCCAGAAGAACCCAAGTCTAAATAATTTACTTGCAATTAATATCGGCCTGTAGCATTTCGGGATAAACAGGCGGCGTTAATTGGAACCTAAGTATAAATATTTCGTACAAACCTATAATCAACTGCCCAAGTCAAAACATCTTTGGGACAACTCCTGGCGACTCTATTTCCTGATCAAGAAAATGATCAAGCTCAAGCCCATGACGTATCCGTTCCCGGACCTCGAGAACTCAATCAGCCTGCACAAGATCGACATACGGCAGGTCACGAATTACGCGGCCATATTCGGCGAGATGCTGATCTGGAACTGGGATACGGTTAAGCCACCAAAGAAAGACAACAGGCTTCACATCAACGGAGCCATCATGTCCGTCGATGAGATTGGGGCCAAGATTCGGCAGAGAATACTAGATCAACTCCAAAAACTGAAGGACGACGATGCGAGAGGATGAGATTGAGCGTAGAGAGAAGGCGTTCCACACCATGAAGATCGCCCTGATCGACATGGTCGACAAGCACGATCTTAATGATATAGACGTCTGTGCGTTCCTTGGAGGGGCGCTCGCGGCCACGGCAAACTTTGCCAAGAGTAAGGACGACCTCGCGATCAACATGCTGGCATTTTTTGGGTCTTTCAATGCGACCATGCGTTCGGCCATGGACCTTGACATTATCCGCTTCTCTGAGAAAGAGGACGAAAAAAACGAACCAAAACGAAGAGGTTTAGATGCTTAAGTGGTTTCAAACGAAAAAAAGAATTAGTGACCTAGAAGTAGAAATGAAGCGTATCGGCGATTCTTTAGGCTATGTTAGAACCTATATTGAGAACTGCCCTTCGTTGCCGGAAAATTATTGGAGAAATCCCGATTCATATTACAAGAACCCTGAAGAACTTGGAAAGCTCGGTTTTGTATATAAAGGGAGTTTCAATAAACTGGAACTGTGGCTCAAGACCAAACCGGCCAAGAAATCCAACAAACCGAAGACTAAGAAGCGCAAGCGGTAGCGGAAGGGGTCTAAGGCTGCGATCGCGCAGCCTTGGGCCTCTAATGCAGTCCTCGCGGACGTTTAAACCAATCCGTCGACGCTAATCGGGCGTTGATTCTTCCAGTTGTAGATCTGGGCGAACATGTCCAAATAGTCTTTAAGCATTGTGCACCGATGGAATAACTTAAGTTGGAATTCCAGTTTGCCCATAAAAACCGCGAAGTCAACGTTTTCCAAATTAAAGAAATAACCCAATGCTCTTATTAATGTTGTGTTATAAATAGTTTTCTTTAAAGGCGTTTTTTCTACAATATAATCTACGAACGTATTTATGTTTTCCATATTGCCCAGAGTCGCCTCGAACTTTTCGTCATTTGGGAATTCGAATTCGCCTTTTTTGAAAGCCTCATACATATCTCCCGTTCGATTAAAACCCAACATTGCGAAGGCGGACCGAAGCCCGATTCCGCATTTATCCATAAACCTTTTAAGTTTAATGTAATCGACTACCTCGGACTGGACATAAAAGTTAAAATAGTCGACCTCGCGCCAGTGGCGTTGGTTGGCATTCAACCTAACCATATCGGAGATTCTTAGCTTCTCTTCGACCAAATAATAAATAGGCAAGCCGAGGATCTTGGCGGCCTCTAGTCGGTGTTGTCCGTCGATTACAGTCATGTCTTTGTCAACGAGAATGGGCCTATATTCTAATAGGTTTCTTTCTTTGATCGACGCCACGACCCTACGCAGGTTTGGGTGATCAATGGGGGTGTTTTTTATACTCTTTTTGAACATAGCATAATCTTTAGTTGAGTTTGTCATACTAAAATTTCCTGTTTGTTAAGTTTGTTTTGTAATTCTTTAATCATATCAAACGCTATCTCGACTTGCATGGTCAGCTCAGCCATTTTGTCTTCTAACGTGCTGTCTGGCTCAGGCGCGGCGGGAGCGGCGGTAGCGGCGACGGGAGTCCCACCTTCATGAAGATTTAATTTAAGTTGTAGATCTTCAGGCGCAAGGCCCATTTTCATAGAACACGCTGTCAGGTGCGCCCGTTGTGCAGTATAAAGTTTCGCGCCCCCTCCCTTTAGGAGCTCGCGCATAATAGACTGAGTCGTACGTTTCATTTTTATAGCCGCTCCGCAAACTGAATAGCCTTTCCTCAGCAAATCTTCCAATTCCACGCGCTCGGCATAGACAAATCGTTTCCGTGTTCTCATTTTCTTCCTCATTGCTATACAGTTTAGCAAACCAACTTGTATTTATACAACACAAAAGTAAACTAGTTTAAATTAATTATTACTCGTCATCAATTAATTCTTTTAAATCTTCTCTCAGGTTGTCTAATAGCGCCGACAACCTGATCAACACCTCGGCCTCGGATGGATGGGTCTTGATCCACTCGCGAATACCCGCCAACCTTTCCTTCGCTGGCGCGCCCTCTGTTTGCTTCAGTAACTCTTCAACCGTATTTAGGAACTTGGATCTGCATAGCTCTCTCTGTTCTTCGGAGAGATTAAACTTCTCTTTTTCCATCTCTGTCTCCACTTCCAAAATAATATTAACCAAGTATGTTGCGGCCTAGATACTTCTAGGAGGCTCCTACGACTTTCTACATGCCACCTTGGGAAAACGACCTCGAACCATCCCAAGGCTCAGTACGCCAATACCTCGACAACCTCTATACGAAGTTCCAACCTGTTGAGCAGGCTCGATGGAATCAGCAAAACATCGATACGCTATTTTATGCCGGCAGTCAGACGTTTTTCAACCGTTATTTCAACATAAAACCGGGCACTTCGTACCAAAATTTTTACTTCAATCTGTTGCAGCAGCCAATTAACATGGTCACGGGCTGGCAAAGACAGCACCGCAAATCGATCAATTACATCCCATGCGAAGGAGCCGACAGCAACACGACTGACCAGTACACGCGCATTGTCACCCACGTGAACAATCAGTACGGCATCAACGAGGCATTCTCGCGGGCTTGCGAGCAGGCGGCCGTTACCGGCCTAGTTCTCATGCAGCCGTATCTCGATTACACTGGCGACGACCCGCTTCAGGGCGAGCTGAAGCTAAAGGTGTGGGAATACAATAGCTTCTTAGTGGACCCTTATTTCCGCGAAGCCGATATGAGCGACGCCGAGTTCGTGTGGTGTCAGGAGTATATAAGCAAACGCGAAGCAAAGGCCCTATTCCCGGATAAGAAGGATCAGATTGTCCCGATGGCTGGGACGCCGCAACGATACGGAAACTTCTATTTCCTGCCCGAAAACCACAACATGGCTCGCAACGACCTCATGGTTATGAGCTATGTCTGGTATAGAGCCAAGCGCAAGAAAAAGCGCCTCTATATCGCTCAGACACACCAATTTCACGACTTTGCAGGCGGATCCGAGCAGGAGGCCGAAATCAAAGCCAACATGCCCGGCGTTGAGTTTGTAGACCAAGACATTCAGACTTGGAAGCTGGCGGTTGTTCTCAACGACCAACTCATGTTCAAGGGCGAAAACCCCCTACATTTCGATCAAAGCCCCTTTATTCCTAACTTCTGGAACTACGAGCCTCACCTCAATCAAAGCGATCTAAGAGCCAGAGGTTTAGTTCGCACCATGCGCGACGCCCAATACCTCCTTAATCGTAGAATTATTTTGAATCACGATATTAGCGAGAGTTCCATCAATACTGGGTGGAAGCGCAAGGTCGGAGCCGTTGCCAACGAAGACAACCTGAAGCAGTCGGGCCAGGGCTTCGACGTGCTCATTAACGAGGGCTACGAGCCTAGCGATTGCGAGAAGATCATCCCCAACGCGGTGCCGCCATCCGATATGGAACTCGGCAACCAAATGGCCGACCTCATGTTCCGGGTCAGTGGCGTCAACATGGAGAACTGGACGCTCGAGAACAATAAGGAGATGTCAGGCCTCGCGATCCTACTCAAGCAGGGCGGGAACCTTCTTGTGCTCCAGAAGTACTTCGACCAGTGGGACTACGCTCTTAAATTGCTGGGCAACCTAGAGTTACAGGTTATCCTCAACAACTGGAGCGCCCCCAAGGTCGCCCTGTACCTAGGCGAGCAGCCCAGCCCCCACTTTTTCAGCAAGATCTTTGCTAAATACAAGATCCTTGTCGAAGAGGGTCTAAACACAGCCACCCAGCAACAACAACACTTCCAGCAAATCCTGGACCTCAACCAGACGCTGGGCGGCGTTTTACCGCCGTCTTATATCGCAAAATATGCCGTCATCCAAGGCAAAGACGAACTTACGCAGTTCTTCCAGCAGCAGGAGCAGCAACAATCTAGTATGCAACAACATACGGAGATGATGCAGCAATCAATGCTCGATGCGCAACTTAAAGAGCTGTATTCCAAGGCCGCTAATAACATTGCCGAAGCAAGGGAGCGTCATGGTAGAGCTGAGTCTAATATTGGTCTCTTTGAAGAACGTCTATCTGAAATTACTCATAACAGGGCGATGGCTACTAAAGCTAAAATGGAAGCATTAGAAAAACTGGTCGACATTGTCGGCAAGTACGGCGAACTCGAGGCCCAGATCAAAATGGACGACATCCAATCGTTTGATCAGGATCAGGAGGTCGAGGAGGAGCGCGGCAAGGCTGACGCCAAGCGGCAGTCGCTCTCGAATGATTTCATTAGCCGGGTTATGATGCAAAGCCAGGGACAGGGCCAAGAGCAGGCCCAGCCTCAAGGCCCCGAGCAGGGTCAAGAGCAGCCTCAAAGCCCGCAACAGCAACTAATGGGGCAATAGCGTGTTTAAGCGTTTGATACCAGTCGCGCTGGCGATGGCCTTAAGTGCCTGTACGTATTCGATTAGTATGGTACACACAGAGGGGACAGCCTCAGACGTGATCGACGACACGAGCGCCCCGACAGCGAATGTTTCGCCCAGCCTGACTATCCCGACGAGTGTGATCCCATGAAAGAGCTTCTAACGTGGAAGGTGGTCGCCTCGGCGATTGTCGTATTCATTGCGATTGTTATCGGCATCCTCTCTATGAACTGCGGTTTAAATTAAGCAGTCCCCTTGAAATTCAATAAGCAACTTGTATATTGCGATTTAACAGCTAACCTCGAGGTATAAAAATGGCTGGTAGAAAAATTGACGACCACAGCTTCTGGGGCGGCAAAGCCGAAGCAGGCTCTGTATTGCCCGACGGTGGCCACAAACTGAAGTCTGAAAAGAGCGACGGCCACGCAGGCACGCTCACGGATTATCATGATACAACTGAGAAAATCGAGCAGCAACAAGAAGCAAGCGTAAGCAAAGTAAACAAACAACCCATGAAACCTGGCTTCCGGAATTAGTATGGTTTTCAAATCCAAGGCCGCGAAGACGGCGGGTGAGTTGCCGGGGAAAAAGATTAAATCCCCATGGACCTTCAAGGCCCCTTCGTATGACGACCGCAATCATGTCACAGCGGGCGATCATTACGGAACAGGCAAGAAGGCTCCTATTGGACGTGAGCGAAGCGGCAGTGTGGGACACGGTCCTATTCCGCAAAAGAAACTCAGCGTCCCGCCCAAGAAAGTAGGCTAGACCAAATAAAAAGGCCGAGGTGATTCCTCCGCTGGCGCTACGCCCCTACGGCCTTAAAAAAGCATGGGGGCGCAGGGCTTAATTCCTTTATTAAGAATCCTATTGGGCTGCAAGTTCTTTCGGGTACATGTTGTGCATCAAAAGAACCGTCTTGATGATGGCGACGTCTTTTTCAATGCGATCAATTCGCTCGCCGAGGCGATTTTCCACCCCGTGGATACTGCCAACGATAAATCCGGTGGCTGTCCCGATTGTGACCATCAATGTCAAGGCAAAACTGAAAATCCCAAGATTTTTTCTAAGCCAATCCATGTTTGACCTCACAATTTAGGCATCGATTTTATCGCTCCTATGGATATATCGCGATAGATTTTATCGATGACCTCGTCGGCCAGATCGTCAGGATCTCGCGCCTCTAGCATGCTTCTATTGTGCTGATAATCTAAGATGCTGGTTGTGATTATCTCATTCTGAGTCAACTTTCCACGCTCAAACATATACCACTGCTCCTTCGGAGGTATCATCCAAATTATTTTCACAACGTCTGATTTTGGATCAACCCTAAAAAGCATAGAATTTGTTTGAGCCTTCGGCTTGGTGAGCCGTGGCTGCCAGATAAGCCGCTTGGTGACGCCGTCATCCGCTGTCCTCGCATGTGCGAAGATATAGAACGAGTAGTTGCCAAACGGCCGGGTGTTAATGATGTTCTGGACAGTGTTTGATATGTCGAACGATTGCGACGTAAAGTGTTGAAATCGGTCGTGTGCATCTAGTCTGTCGATCTTTAACATCGTTAGTTACTACGACCTACGGTTTTTGATTAGGGATTTCATCTTCTCGTAAGCTTGCTTCTGCCCGACTTCACTAAAATCGGTTGAACCAGATGGCGGAGTAGCCACGCTTGACGGGTAGTAATAAGGCGAGCGCTGTTTCTGGGCAATCTGAGCGTTAAGGTCTTGTTTGGGTGCGTCTGGCTTGTGTAGATTCAGACTTTTGATTGTCTGATAGGCCATTTCCTTGCGAAGGTCCTCGTCTTGGACCTTGAGGATCTTGTCTGCCAGGTCTGGGAACCTCTCTGTCAGCCGCTGGGCCGATGCTTCGCTGAGAACCTCATTAAAATCAGGGTAAAGAGTCTTTAATCTAAAGGCATCGTTGCGTCGTCGCTCTTCAGCAATTGCCTTTTTAGCGATCTGTTCCGCCGTTGTTTTAATGTCCTCTTTATTTTGCTTCTCCATCTTTTTGAGATGACGTTTAAGAGCCTTCTTATCGATATAAGGTTCATCATTGTCGCTGTCCTCGTCTTCATCTTCGGGTTGTTTGTCTTGCTGGCGTTGTGCCTTAAGGGCTTCGAAATCAGCAACCAACCGGCCGCGCTCTTCGCGCTCGCGAACCAGTTCATACTCGGTCTGTTCCTGTTTTTTACGCAGCTGGGCAAAGTTAAATTCTTTGTCAGAAGCCTTATTCTCTTCGTCTTGAGGTGGAGGTGTTTCTTGCGGGTTTGTAGACATCAAAATAATCCTTTACGCCGGTAAGCGTTTTGTGCTACACAAACCGCAGCTAACCAGAAATTAATTAAAGATCAAGACCGTATGAATAATGAAAAAGAAGCTGCCAAAGGTGCTTTTAGCGCGAAACAATGGGAGTTTATTACTAATAGTAACGGGAAGTTCAATCTCGCCCACGGATCCGTTCGGTCCGGCAAGACGATCTGCTCCCTATTCAGGTTCATGCAGGCCGTCTTTGAATGCACTGGAACCGATATATGGATCACGGGCCATACCCACTCGACCATATTCCGCAACGTCATTTCCCAAGTTCTAAACACCCAGAACAAGCAACTGGGTTTTTTCGCTCAGTTCTGTAAGTGGTTCGAGGGTAAACGCGAGCTGCATTTCATGGATAAGGTCATAAAATGCTATGGTGTTAAAGATCAAGGGTCTGTGGGCGTTCTGCTCGGCGGGACCTGCGATCTTTGCCTCTGCGACGAGATGACGCTCTACCCGGACAACGTGCTCGAGATGCTGATCACGCGTTTGAGTAACTATGGCTCGACAATGATCGCGACCATGAACCCGTCTCACCCAGGCCACAAGTGCTACGAGCTGATACAGCGGGCGATGGATGGCGACCCGAAGTATTACGAGTGCCATTTCATCGTCGAGGACAACCCATATCTGCCTCCGGACTACGTTGAGACGCTCAAACAGACCCTGACTGGCGTTTTCTACAGGCGTTACTACTTGGGTGAGTGGTGTCTGGCTGAGGGCGCAATCTTCCAGTTCCTCGACCGCAAGATCCACGTCGTGCGTAAACCGCCCCGATCGGCCGAGTTTTGGATCGTCGGGATCGACTACGGAGCATCTAATCCGTTCGCCGCCGTCCTAATCGGCTACAGCTCAGGCCGATTTGCCCAAGAGGGGCCGCAGTTATGGGTAGAGAAGGAGTACTACTGGAATCCGAAGGCCACGAATAGACAGAAAACGAACTTCGAGTTTGTGCAGGACCTCGAGAGGTTCCTAGACAGCTACGCCATCCGGGCGATCTATATCGATCCTAGCGCCGCCAGCTTCAAAGTGGAAATGAACCGGGCGGGCTTCCACTGTGTCGACGCCGTGAATGACGTCTACGACGGCATTATGCACATGACCAGCCTGATTAAGGAGGGGACGCTCTTGATCTGCGAGCAGTGTACGAACCTGATCAGGGAGATGGAGGGCTATTGCTGGGATCCCAAAAAGTCGGAGAAGGGTGAGGATGAGCCGATAAAGGTCAACGATCACGCCATCGACGCCTTACGCTACGCCGTTTACACATTTCTCAAGGGACGAAAAAATATCGCGATTCCGTCGAGCGAGGATGTGTACAGGCAACAGGAGAACCAGCGATCAGGCCATTGGCTCAGCCGGCCGAGTTTGTAACCGTTACACGGACTCCGGGTGCAGGGATCGAACCTGCGACCTTCGCCTTAACAGGGCGCCGCTCTACCCCTGAGCTAACCCGGAAGAAACCCGTTACCAATGGCTTCGATTCTTAGGATTCGCAGGCATCGGTATGTTGTGCGCCTGCCCAAAATCCTCAATCTGGCGTCTGTGATTGCAGCACGCAAATGCCACGATCAATCCAATAATTACAACGTACTTTATCAATTGTCTTCCTTTAAGCAGAGTGTGCTTTACCACGGCTCTCTCTTGCCCGGCGCTGGTGTTACTGGTGCAGGTGTATTCGGCAGTACCGGAGGCGGAACGTAAGGCGTAGGCGGGACTGGGTTTGGGTTGGGCAGGTGTATGTGGAGATGGAGGTGGTGGGCCACAAATGACTCCACGGCGGCTAAAATGCCATGGCTTTCTTCTGCCGGGTGCGGTGTAGCGGCCCGTTCAGGAGTTATCGGCGCAGGTGTTTTGCTTCTTTCAGGTGCTTTTATAGCCTCTATCGCCACCTTAGAGACTTCAGCATGAGCCTCAGCCACGCTTTTAGCCGAATAATCCCTATCTGGCATACCAGAATAGCCACTAGTCCCCATAGGATGGCCCGCAGCATCATATGGCCAGTCAACCGAGTTATAGTCCGACGAAGTACTGCCGCCTCCACTTCCGCCTCCCCAAGAGCCGCCTGAATTAGCCGACGATACATCACCCAACGTCATATCTATAGACATAAGATCCTCGTAGTTTAGATTCACGAGCAGAAAGAATATGCCGATGGGTTTTTAAGTCAATCTAAAGGAATTCTTAACATTTTCCCTCAAATTTATCCTTGATATTTCAGCATGATAATTACAGTTATCATAACGACAGTGGTTTCCAAGCAACAACTCCATACCAACTTCGCATTGGCCAATTACTTTTGGATATAAATTCATAGCCTTTCTCTGTTTGTACAAACTCCGCATCAGCCTCACCATCACAGACGCATAATTTTATTCGGCATTTTTGTCCATTTATAGGCAAGGATTCATCAATGCTTATCCATTCAGTCACAACTCAACTCCAATAGGCTCATGACATGGGTGGTAATGCTCGTCGACGAATGAGGCGTTGACGAACGGGATTTCACATTCCCCTACCTGTGTTGTCCCATAGCCTTCATGGATATGCCCAAAGACGTGCAGTTTTAGGTTCGGGAGGTGTTCAATCTTTGTCGAGAGGGACTTACTGCCAACGCTCACAATTTTATCACCCCGCTGCACTTCATCCAAAATCTCAAAGGGAGGCGAGTGAGTGACGAGAATATTGGTGTCATCTGGGATCAGCGCGAATTTCTCAGCCAATTCGGCTTCGGTGGGCTTAGTGAACGCCAGGCAGTTGGGTTTTTCGCCCTTGAAGCTTAACGTCCAAGGGCTTCCCCAGATCTTGAGTTTTTGGCGAAAGACCTCGGGTTTGTCTAAATCTAAAGGTGGGTAATAAACGAACTCCGTCCCCGAGTCGAGGAGATAGTCGCACTTTGCGTTTTCCAGTTCGCAGAAGACCGGATAAGGAATGCCCGTATCGAGCAGCACGTCGTGATTTCCCCCGATGAGCACCTTCTTCACATACTTTTGCTTCCTCAGCCAGTAGAAAAACCGGAGGTACTCATCCAGTTCGTCAGAACGGGTGAGGTCCCCCGCAATGATGAGCAGGTCCCCGCCAGGCAGTTTGGGGAGATACCCGTGGAGGTCGGAGATGCAATCGATTTTCATAGATCCTTCATCTGCTCAACGGCAGCCATCCATTTTTTCTTTGTTGAGTGCATACGATTGGCATAACAGGAAGGACAGCCGCCAATCCCATGCTTGGCGCACATAGGATCAAAGGCCGCGCTTTTTCGGTAGGGCTTGCGCCATTCTTTTCCAGATTTGATTGCCTTATCTAAGCTCAAGAGTAACCCATGTCATTAAAAATGTTACACACATACCAACCAGAAAATCAGTCATAACGCCTCACCTTTATACGGATCGTCAGGCAACCGCTCCTTAACGCTGATCCATTCTTTCATTCGTCCTCCT